ATAGGATGAATCTTTTGAAGCATTTCTATGTTGTAGAATTCTTTCTTCTAATGGTTTTGTAGTAGATCCTATATAGAAATATCCATCATCAATTATGGCATAGATTGTTGCAGATTTCATCTTATTAATTGTATTATTTTTTCTTTTATATTCTCTTTTATTTTATATTCTCTTTTATTTTAACAGGATTTAAGTGCGTCACTTTTTTCTTATTTAAAATACAAATAACAAATATTTATATGGAAATAAAAGATGAATATGGTAAAAATATTGATACTAAATTAAGAGAATATCCTGAACAGAAATTAGTTCAAAAATATATATCAAACCATGATATTGTATTAGAGTTAGGAGCAAGATATGGATCCGTTTCTTGTCTTATTAATAAGAAATTAAATAATAAAAATAATCAAGTTGTTGTTGAACCAGATGAGAGAGTATGGGATGCTTTAGAAAAAAATAGAGAAAGAAATAATTGTAAATTTAATATAATTAAAGGCTTTATATCAAATAAAAAACTTGGATTAACGAATTTAGATAACTGTCATGGGGGCTATGGGGCGACATTTATTGTAGATAATAATTCATCTATTCCATACTATAGTTTAGATACAATAAGTAAAATGTATAATTTAGTATTTAATGTATTAGTAGCAGATTGCGAAGGATTTTTAGAAACTTTTTTTGATGAGAATCCATTATTTATAAATAATTTAAGATTAATTATATTTGAAGCTGATTATCGAGAGAAATGTAATTATGAGAAGATAAAGGAAATGCTAATATCAAATGGATTTAAAAACATAGAAGAAGGACATCAAAATGTTTTTTTACGTTAATCTTTATTTATTTTATATCCCATTATACTAGGAAAGTAATTAATCAATTACTATATTTATTAACCAAGATAAATATTGATTAGATAAATTGCTATTATTTTTAACTGGATAATATATTAAATCTTTATTACGGTTTTTACTAAAATATGCTCCAATTCTACTAAATGTTGAATTTGAACATATTCCACCTTTACATTCTGATATATAATATAATGTATCTAATCTATTTTTACTTTGATCAATTATATATTCGTTATCATTTAATAAATTATTTGATTTTATATATTTTTTTGTTACTTCAATATCATTTGTTATTAAAAAAAATGATGGATCTTTTTTCTTTTGTTTAATATGATTAATACAATATTTATAATATCCTACTAAATTAAATTCACGAGGTGTCCCAACAAAATCTCCAAATCTAAAATGTATAAAAAATAAATTATTTATATCTTTGATTTTAAATATATTATCATTAGGTTCTGGAAATTTTAATTTATAATTATAAAAATTGCTTTCATCATTTTGAAAATAACCATATAAAATTACATTAGTATCAATATTCTTTATATTTGAAACATCTTCATTTTTTTCTTTTATCTTTTTCCAATTTGATTTATCAATAGAATTATCTAAAAACTTAATATCTGGAAATAATAATTTCAATTCATTTGTAATTGTTTCTTTATCTGTGTGATAGTCATTTTTAATTTCAGAATCTAAAAAATAATAATCCATATTCCATTTTTCAGCAAAAGATAATCCCGCCATAATCATAAATATTCTATTTGCCAATCCACCTTTTAAATGAGAAACTAATATATATTTAGTTGATAAAAAGTTTTCTTTAATAATATTATTATATATTAAATATATAATTAATATTATACATAATATAACAAGTGTAGAAAATAATATTTTATTTTTCATTTTTAATCCTATATAATGTATATATTTATTCCGGGGAGGTTTTATATTGTATAATTTCAATTTAAATATATAAAAGAAAAATTTACAGATAATATTATTATATAAACAAAGCAGAATATTCTAGCAGAACCCTTTAAACTCCCTAAAAAAGTCGCAGAAGATAATCCCGCATTTTTAATTATCTTTGATTTTGGTAAACAGAATTTTTGTAAAGTAGCCATTGATATTGGAACGGTATTAATAAATTAGATACTATCTAATTTCATATTAAACGGAATTATAATATTATTTTCAAAAAATTCCATATTCTTTCTTTTGCTTCTGAAAAAAAATACTATAACAAAATAGATAAATGAAAAAAAAATATTATTTTATATTATTATTATTGGTCTTAATATTAATATTTTCAATATATATTAATATTAAAAATACTGAGTTATTTGAAGATAAAAATACAAATTTAGTATATTATACTCATGGGTATAATAATAAATTTTTAGATATGTTAGATTTATCTATTAAATCATTACGGATTAAAAATAATAATGATATAGTTATTATATGTGATGAATCATTTATAAATGATGCTAAAGAAAAATTAAAACATTATAATAATATTTATTTTCATCCTGTAAAAGATTCTAAATCAGCACCCGAGGCATCTATGAATAAATTAAAGATTTTTGATTATGAAAATATTAATAATTATGAGAAAATTTTATTTATTGATTCTGATATTATAATTCATACTGATTTAAATAATATATTTAATAATATAAATGAAGATAATTTACTATATGTTAAAAGGGAAAGTTTAAACACAGAGGATCATAAAAATATATATTACTCTTTACAATTATATACTGAAGAACAACTTGACAATTTTAAAAGAGATAATACTTTTGTTTTTAATGCTGGGCAATTTGGCTTTATAAATAGTGAACAAATGAAAACTCATTTTAATAATATTAATAATTTAATAAGAAATCATAAGGGTGAATCTTTTTATGAACAATCATTTATGAATCATTATTTTAATTTACATAAATTAAAAAATGATGATATTCTTGATAATAATGTAAGATTATTTCCTGAAAATGATGTAATGTATGAAAATAAAATTATACATTTTTGTGGGTTAGGTGAAGGAAATCCTAAGTTTGAAAGAATGTCAAACTATTTTAATAAATTTATATTATCTAATTGATGATTTATATACATTTGTTTCATCTAAAAATATACTATATTTTAATATATTCTTTCAAATCATTTACATCATTTACTGGTTTTATATAAATACCAAGCGTATCCATTATTTTTATTCTATTATTATCTATATTTTGGGTAACCTTAGCATATTCCCATTCAATTGGATCTTTATTTTGCAATAAACTATTAATTTGTTTTATATATTTACATCTCATTCCTATTAATCCAGTTATACAATCATTTATTTTTATATTAGATGGTTTTCTCCACCATCCATATTTAATAACAACATCATAGGTTGTCTCATTTATAGTATCACATATATCAAAAAATGGTGAATTATTATCTATATAATATCTTCCTGTCATTTTAATTATAAAATCATTATCTTGTATATTAAAATGATTAATACATTCTAATACATCATATAATTCTTTTACTCCCTTATTATCTGTATTTAAACTATTATTATTTGTATATACTACTGGTATATTAAATGTATCTAAAAATGTTTCTCTTTTACCATTATTTTCTACAATAATTAATTTATAATTTTTATCTTTACATCTTTGCATAATTCTATTTATTCCTCGTGTATATTCTTCTTTTCTTTCTTCAAATTTATCTTTTAATAAACATGTAGTTATTATTACATATGTTTCATTATTTGTTTGAAAATTCTCTTTTATATTCCAATAATTTAAATATAAGTATATTATAAATAATAGTATTAATATTATATATATTATATTATTTATATTTATTTTTTTCATCTAATTATTCTTAATTTTATTTATCCAGTAATCTAATCTTAATTTTTCATACTTAAATTCTCTTATTTTAAATTCTTGAATAGTGCTCTTTAATAGTTCTTCATTAATATCATACCAATTATTTACAATTAACACTGGTAATTCATCATACAATACATCTAAAGATGACGTTTTAACAACCGGAATACATCCTAATACTAACGCTTCCCATGTTCTATGACAATCTAATCCATTGCCATGAGGTGATACTACAAAAGCGTATTTTGTCATGTTTTTCCATGTTTCTTTTCTCGGGATATTATCCTTTTCTATAACTTGTAATTTTACTGGTGTTTGTTCTAATGCATCTTTCCTATCTTTTTCTCCATATTTACCTCGGATTGAATTATTAAAATTTACATATAATTTAAGTTCTCGTTCTTCAAATGGTTTCTTTTCAAGTTCAAAAACATATTCTTCTTGTTTTTTTGGCGTTTCTTTTTTTCCCCACCATTCGTACCCTTGTTTACCATTTCCTATTGTATGATAATCAAGTCCTATAGGTATTGAACTTAATTTAATATTTCCAGTATAATTTAAATTTTGAGAATACCAATGTATTAAATTTGGAGAATTTAAAATATCATTTGATTTTTCTTGAAAATCATCTGGTATTGTTGTATCTTCATTGCCAGTTACGAGAATAAAATTATTATTAGGAATATTAAACGTATTTAATTGATCCGATTTTACATAATAAACATTTGGTATATTTTTAAGAGCTTTAATTATACCATGAGAATTTACAAACATACATTCTGATTCATCGCCATTATAAGATGAATAATCTTCAAACTTTTCAAATTTATTCATAAATAAAAATAATGAGATTATTGAAAATATTATTAAAAATAGTATTACATATTTATTTTTAATAATATATTTTTTTATTGTATTCATATTTCTACAAATACCAATTATTATTTTCTTTCATTTTTTCAATCTTTTGATCTCCAATTAAAAAATTATAATGTAATATATACTTATTATTATTCAATTTATTTTCTATACCTGAAATATTACCTTTAATATATGTTCCATTTGAAAATAAATCTTGATCTAATGAAAGTGTTGGGATATTATATTCTTTTAAATGAATGTTTACCCATGGCTGATCTTCACGAATATTTTTCCATTTTTCTTCATCGTACACTTTAAATGGTGATTTAAACATATTTTCTTTTTTAAAACTTATAAACCCTGTACATAAATTTGAACATTTTGTAGAACTACATTTTTCTTTATCATCGCATTGTAAATAAAAAATATTATTAGGATTTTCTTCATATAATTTTTGTAAATATGGAATAAAATCTTTAGATACAACAATATCGCCATCAAGATAAACAACATACTTAATTTCATCACTACTTTTTTTACTAAAGTAATCTAATAAATCTAATTTAATACGATTAAAACTCATAAATTCATCTGATCCAAATTTACTTAATTCACCTCTTTTAGTATTCATATTACTATTATATTTTATACAAGGTATATTTTTATTTTTAAAATACTGATATGATTCATCATCTACACATATATTTAATAACTTCCATGGAACATTTGCTTTTTCAAGACTTTTATATAAATTATATGTTATATCAGAATATCCATCACTTGTCATTGTCCATATAATATAGTTATCATATACATACTCATCAAGATTTATACTATTAACTTGAAAATACTCAACATTTTCTTGTCTATAGAATAATAAAATTATTAAAATTATTATTAGTATTATTAATGAATATCCTATTTTAAAATGGTTCATCCTACTTATTGGTTTTATTTTTTGTTGTATTTTTCTTTTGCTTTATCTTTTCAGATACATTTTTTAAAGTTAACTTCTTTTTCTTTTCAATTGAAGTTTCATCTTTGCGATCTTTTGGTTCTTTATATTCTAAGCCAAAGAAATCAAATATCTCTTTTTCAGTTTTAATTTCTGGAACTTCTCTTACATCTTCAGACTTTGATTTAAGTCCATGTTCGTTAAGTGTATATCCTTTTGATAACGCATATTTACGAAAGGCAACATTAAATGAATCTGAACCAGTAAAATAGAATATGGCATAAGGATACTCCTTTTCGGGAGTTATTAAAAGGTCAATACGTCGTGCTTTTGAAGAACTATTTAGTTTTACATAGCCCATACACTTCTTTTCTCCTAGTGCTAGAGTATCAACTAAATAGTTTTCACTTTGATATTTTTTAACTAATGATTCAAATGCTTCTCTTATTTCATTCTTTTTAAGACTTTCTGGTGCTTTAATCAATACATCAATATCTCCAGATGATTCTGCTCCACGTCTATATGAACCTACAATTGTTGCTTGAAATGGTAACTGAATCATTTCCATAATCTTCTTCTCATGTTCCATCATTTCACTTCTAGGAATTCTTTCCAAAGAGTCTTCGTAATACTTCAATCCCAGAATCTGAACTTCATTCAAAAGTTCTGGTTTGGAACGAAGTTCTGTAATTGATTTAATCTTATGTTTCTCAATTAAATCTTTAGCCTTCACTGGACCAACGCCTTGAATCTTCAATAAATCTTGATAAACATCAATTGAAAGTTCTGTTTTTGCCTTCTCTGCGGCTTTTAGTTCACCAGTTTCAAGAATCTCTTTTACCTTTTCTTTAATCTTCTTTCCAACTCCAGCAACATTTTCTACATCACTTACCGAAGAAATTGAATTTAATTTCTTCAATTCACGAATCGCTTTTGTATATGCTAAAGCAGAAAACTTTTCTCCAGACTGTAAGTCTCTAATTCTTAGGATTTCAAGAGCATCTAATACTTTCTTTTTGTTATCCATGTTTCTAACTTTAGTTATTGAAAATATTTTTCAATTTTACATTTGGTTTAAACCCATATAGTATATTCATAAAGAATGAAAGTCGCATTAGTCACCGCAGGTTCTGGTGGTATTGGTAAAGCTATTATATATAAGCTATTAGATAATAATTATACTATATCTGTTACTGGAAGAAGTTATTCTAAGTTAGAAGATGTATTTAGTAATGTTCCTTCGAATAGAATTCTTTTTATTGAAACAGATTTAACAAGTCTTACTTCTATGGCTAGCGCAGTTGAACAAACAATTGAAAAGTTTGGTCAACTAAATCTTCTTGTAAATAATGCTGGTGGAGCTACTCTTTATCAATCTATAGAATGTGGGACTGAAGATAGTTTTAATAATACATTTAATCTTAATGTAAAAAGTACATTTTTTATGAGTCAATATGCTACACCTTATTTAATTGAAACACGAGGAACTATATTAAATTTTTCATCTATTTTAGCATCTAGACCTGCCGCTGGATTAGGGCCTTATTGCGCATCAAAAGCAGCTGTTGAAATGTTAACACAAACTGCCGCATTAGAACTTGCTCCTAAAGGTGTTCGTGTAATGTGTATAGCACCTACCGCTATTCAAACAGAGTTTCATGTAAATGCTGGTATGTCACAAGAACAAGCAAACGAATATTATCAGAACTGTTCTAAAACACATCCACTTGGTCGTGTTGGACAAACATCTGATATAACAGAACTAGTGCTATTTTTAGCAGATTCATCGAAATCTGGATTCATGACTGGATCTGTTGTTCATGTAGATGGAGGTAGACTTTTAACTTCTGCTTCGGCGTTTAAAAACTAAACGCGTATAATAATTAGCAAAATGGCTTTATTAAATCAAGTAAAGGACAATAATGCTTATATTACCACATGGCAACATTCTAAACCTATACCTTCTGAACTATCAAGTTGTTCTATTGAAGAATTTGAACTGATTTTAGCACTTTCTTCAGAAGCACTAAAGTCACTTCGTCAAAGTACATCTTCAATTCAATTTCAAGAAATTCTAAATAAAAAGATTTTTGAACTCAATTCTCAAAAACAAAATGAGTTGGAGAAACTTCAATTTGAATTTGAACGTAAAAAGAATTCAGAACAAATTGTTCTACAAAGAAAAATTCAAGAACTTCAAACAAATCTTGAACAGTCAATTCAATCTTACCAAGCCTTAAATAAAAACTTTGTAAATCTTCAAAGTTCTACCCAAGAAAACTTTGGAACTTATTTACAATCTTCACTTGAAGGTCAAAAAAGATCAATGGATGAACAGTTTTCTAAAGTAGAATCTATTTATAAAAATCAAATTAAAACTTTACAAGAATCACTTAGTGAATATACTAAAAAGGCGATTACAAATAATATTTCTTCTAATAAAGGAAAATCTGGTGAACAAAGTTTTGATTCAATGGTAGAAACATTTACTACGTGGAAAATAGAAGATACATCAAAAACTCCTCAAAGTTGTGACCGATTTGGAGAAATTCGTGGTTGTAAAACATTATTTGAAATTAAGAATTATAGTTATAATATTCCCAGAAAAGAAGTTGATAAGTTTAAACGTGATTTAGAAGTTCATAGTGATTGCCCACTTGGAATTTTTATTTCACTAAATACAATGATTGTAGGCGCCCCTCAAGATTTCTTCTATACAGAATTTACTAGTTCAAATCAACTATTAATCTATATTCAGCAGTTTAATAATTATGAAGCAGAAACATTATTCTCTGTATTAAATTCTCTTATTGAAATAGCTACACTATTACATAAGAAAACAAACACTCTAGAAGATTCTACATTACAACATAAAGTAGATTCAGTTAAAATAATTCTTCAAAGTGAAATTATCAATATATCTAAAATGATTACTGAACTACAAACACATAATAAACTAGTAATTGAAACTATTCAAAAACAGAATAGTTCAATTAAACATAATCTTGAGAAGTTACAATTTACATTTAAGTGTATTTTTCAAACACTTTTTGAAGACAATATGTTAATTGAAACGTCATCCCATGATGAAACAAAACCTCCTAGAAAACGCCGCGCATCAAAAAAGAAAGAAACTGATAATGCTATACTTATTAATGTAACTTAAGTATTACTTCTTCATAACATTCTTAATTAATAGATTTTTACGAGTATTTTCAATACCAAACACTTTTGCTGCGGCAGATACGTCAGAATCTTTACATCCTACATATTCACGCGAAATGTATGAATAAGTGCGACCTTCATCTTCAATCCACTTCTTTAGATTTTCCTTTGTAAGAAGATCTTTTGGCTTAATATCTTTTTCTTCATTTTCTTTACGCTTCTTATCTTCTTGTTCTTTTTGCCATGCTTTCATTTCTTTGGGATCACGATATTTCTTATCTTCTTTCACTTCGTGAACTTTTACTTCTTCAACTACATTTTCAGTAACTGGTTCTTCTTCTGGTTGCTGTGGTTGCTGTGGTTGCTGTGGTTGTTGCGGTTGCGGTTGCGGTTGCGGTTGCGGTTGCGGTTGCTGTGGTTCCTCCTTCTTTACTTTCTTTTCTTTTACTTCATCAAATAGTGTTTTCAAATATTCATAGTCTTCTTTCATACGTTTCTGTAGAGCTTTATGAACTGGAACAAGACCATATGAACCAATTAGTAGAGATAGATCATCATTCAAACTCATTTTCTAATAAAAATTCTGGTTTAAACTTTAAATCAATTTTTTATTATTTTTTAATTAAATAAGTGATACAATAATACAACCCAGTACTGATAATAGATTTAGTGCTAGAAATGAATAAACAATAATAGAATTACAATTACTCATAGGAAGATGAGATTCTAGTTCAATGTTATCTTGTTCTTCCGCCCAATCTTCTTCCATTTCATCCACTAGAACTTTCCACAATGGCACAAGATCTTCACCGATAAATACTTCATTAAGAACCTTATCAATTGTAGCTGCCTCTCCACAGAAATCGTTATACCATTCTTGAATTGAAGTAAACTTCTTTTCAGATGAATCATTTGATCTAATATATTCTTGTAGTGTACCATCGGATTCATAATATCCGCCAGCACTTACAATTCCATTTACACAAATGAAAAGACTAACTTTATCTTCTGTATATGATTGAATATTGTTATAATGATGAGTTTCATTATGTTTAAAATCAATAGCATAATCTGTTAGATCATTATTATCTTTAATATAAGTAAATATGGTTTCTTCAGCATTAGCAGTATCTGTTGGCTCATTATTGGAAATATCAT